CACTATTGCTGTTATTAAAGATAAGACAACTATTTATAAGAAAGTGCCATACGATTGCTTGTCATATAAACAAAAATTGCATAATGGCATTCTTAAATATAATATTAATAATACTAATACTAATACTAATATTAATACTAATACTAATACTAATACTAATACTAAAAGTTCGGCTGTTAAAGAAAAACCTATTATATTGAAAACAGATATTTAAACTTTTAAATATCCTAACAAATCAAGTAATGATTTGGTTTTTGGAATTAACGACTCTTGTTTAGTTTTTCTTGCTCTCAATTTATGTATAAACCAAGTATGTGGATTATTCATTGTTGGGTCAATTTGCAAATTTATACTAATAACTTGCGACCTACAATAGTTGCTACAACACATACAATCAAAGCCAAAATATAAAGTGCAAGTTTCAGCTATTTGCTTATTACAAAAATCACAAGTAAATACCATATATTGGTGCCTTAGTTTTAAATATATTTATAAAATTATTTTAAATATATTTAATATTCTCTCTTTATTCTTTTTTATTTTCTCTTTTTTACGATTTTTTTACGATTTTTTTTAAGATATAGGGCTTCAAATATCTAAACTCACAATATTTTTGTCACTTTTTTGCTTCCGTTTAGATTTAGTAGGGATTTTACCGCTCATCAAATCTTTCAAGTCTTCAACACTAATTGTGCTCGCCTCATTGTTCTTAGTTTCATTTACATCTATTTGTTTAGTCTTTAATCCGCTTAATAGCGAGGCAATGTTTTGGTTCGATTGCGGCACTGTCGAGGGCCCTTTCATTTCGGGGCGTTTTATACGTTCTTCGTCATATGGATTGCCCTCATTATTGCCTAAACTAGAACCCCGTGCTGCCACAATGTCGGGGCGATTTACAATATTAGGCATTCGTTGGCTGCGATCCGGCAATTTTGTTTCAATAGGCGCAGGTGGAGGACCCGAATTTATATTTGGAGGCATTGAAGCTCCAAAGCCAGGATTAGCCCCACTTCCACCATTATTAAATAGTCCATTCATAAATCCGCCTAGTCCTGGTTTTGTTTGTCCCATAGTATTAACCGCAGCTTGAGTAAATTGTCTCATTAGCTCCGGATTTTGACGCATAATATCATCCATACCAGGCATAGAAGATTTGAACAATGTATTTGACATATGAACCATCATAGCAGAACCACCTAACTGAAATAATAATTTTAATTCGGGAGACATTTTAGCTTTCGATTTATATTTTTCGTGCAATTCAGCAAAAATATCATCATATTCGTCAATATTCTCATTTATTTGCTCACCCCAGCCATCTAATTTAATGTCAAAAGGATCGAATTTACTATTTAAAAATTCTAAACCGGTAATACACGCCATCATCATTTTTCCTTGAAATTTAATAGCATTCGACTTTTCTTTTTCCGCAATAATTGTTTCATATTCGCCTATCATTTCATTTAAATCGGAGTCCATATTGTAACGCTTGCTTAGCGAAACGCCTTTCTTTTCTAAATCATCTAGTTTTCGTAAATATTTGAATTTTTCTTTTAATTCCTCTTCTTTTGTTAATTCGGGTTTTTGCTGTGTTTTGTCTAGATTAACAGGAATATTATTAAATTTGCCAAAACCATCCCACGTTTTATTTTCATTCATATTTGCTGTAGATTTTCCAAGGTTTATATTATCGGTGTCGTTGTTTTTTGTAACAGGCTTAATATGAGCACCGTTATTTTTGGAACCACCAAAAAGGTCACCAAAAATAGATTTTTTTTGACCACTTCCAGTGTCTTGTTTATATTTAATTTCTTTATTTGTGCTAGTATTTTCAGTGCTAGCACTAGCACTAGCACTAGCACTCTCAGTGCCAACATTTGCATTACTAGCACTAGCACTATCACTAATATTTGCTTTAGATGATTGATTATAGTCAGTAGCATCAGAGAGCTCATTTAATTCATTTTCTAAATTTGTAATGTCTTCAATGTCAATAGAAGATGAGAACTTTTTATCACCTCTATTTTTTTCATTCATTAATAATTCTATACCACTTCCAAAATTAGCAGATTTTCTAGTTGAACTAATTTCTTCAATGCGGTCTTCGTAAGGTTCGCTAATTTTAAATTCAGGCAATTGAATACTTTCTATATTTAAAAAATCGGGCTCAATTTCAACAATATTCATGTAATCTATTATGTTTTAAATAGAAGATTAATTTTTAAATACTCCGCAATATATAATATATATTGTATAATATAATAATTATAGTTTAATGCTTTCTTGATTATTATCCAAATAATAAATTCCTTGAAGCAAGCAATCCGCTAAATCATCTTTCTTTGAATGCTTAGTAAAATAAGTAAGCTCAGCCAACATATTTTTATTTTCCAACAATTGTTTTGTATATATTATGCTTAGTTTTTTTCTCTCGTTATAGGAAACCTTTTTATCTTTATCTAGATCTTTATCTTTACTTAAAAAGGCTTTTAATTTATTTGTTGCAGAAATAAATACTATATTGTGGTTGTTACAATCAATAAAATATTGAGAGATCATACCTTGTAGCGACTTCATTCTATTAGCAATAGGACTAATTTGATTTTCGATTATAATTTGGTCTATACTAGTAAGGTCGTAACTATTAAACAGTTCATTGAGTTCATTTTTAAGACTTATACCCAAATCGATGAGATTTACATTATTAGCATTTATTGTTTCAATAGCCTCAAAGCATGTAGTGTTTGCATATTCTTCTATTGCTTTAATAATGCTAGATTTATTTATAGGTTTTTCTAGTTTTAAATTGTATTTTTCAACCAATGTTGAGAGATTTGCTACTGACTGTTTATGTAAGGTTTTTAAATTACATAGCGGTAGGCTATATTCGGTCTTCTTTGTATGATTTTTACAATAAAAAGTATCATTTTTATGAAAACAAGCCTGTTTAGAGCACTTATTAGTTGAGCATGGAATAAACTTATTGCATAGGTTTATAACATCCCATTTAATAATTGTAAAGTCTTGTGACCCATTTACAATACTATTTTTATCTAAATTAGTATTAGCAACCTCTAAAATAGCATATGCCAAATTTTTAATACCAATATCAATACTTAAAATTATCATAGTATTATTATATTATTATATTAATAATGTTATTATATTAATATAAATAAATTGTGCTTAAGTTAAAATTAGCGCCAGTCATATAATTTATTGCCAATTCTTTAAATAGTTTTCTTATATACTATTTAGCGTAATGCCGCTTTACATATGTTATAATGTATTCTATTTAAATAATATACTATTAGCGCATATATTAAAGCCAGTAAATATGTGCCCATTACATATCCGGAGTCTTTTCTAAATAGTCCAAGCATTAAACCGCCAAAACTCAATAATACTAACAATGCTCCAAATATTCCAAAAACATAAAATAACATACAATAATTTTTGCCTAATGGCGCCATTAAACTATCAAAAAAATTCATTTTATAATAATAATATAATAAAAATTTTATAATATAATATAATAAAATTTTTATTTTTATTTTTATTAAATTAACATTTAAAACTGCTTAGCTTATAAAGTTATTAGCGCAATGTTACAATACATATTGAATAATATATTCTTAATGTGTAATACATTAATATGTTACTTAAGAAAGACATAGCATATGCTCCCATTGCATAGCCTGAGCGTTTTCTAAATAATCCCATTATAAAACCACCGAGAGCAAATAAGGCAAACAATAAAGTTAATAATCCTAAATAATAAAATAACATACAATGATCTTTGCTTAGCGGAGACATCAAACTATCGAAAAAGTTCATTTTATAATAATAATATAATAAAATATTTTATAATTATAAAATAAATCATTAATAAATAACTAAATAATTTATAACTAAATAATTCATAAATAACTAAATAGATTAATTAGGTTTTACAACATATTTTGTAACATGCTTTTGAGAGTCTAGCTTTTGTCTAGACAAATATAATTCTTTTAAATCACTTGTTTCATAACCATATGGTCTAATATTTGATAATGTATGTTCAAATATATATGGAGTAGCTTTATTTATTTCTAAATTTGCTTTACTATAATATGGACATACACTGCATTCATTGCACGAATTTAATTGATTATTACTTATAATAGATTGTGCATTAATTTGTAAATAATGCCTATAGTCACTATTAGTTTTAATATTATTATTTCGTTTAAGCATTTCATCATTTAACACTGACGAATAATAATCGCTAAATAATCTAGTATCGTCCATTAAAGGCGGAAAATTCGTATTTATATTATTTGTACCCTTAGAACACGAACCATAAGACATATTATATATAATTTAATTATATTTTATAATTAAATTATAAAATTAGTGTTTATTGTTTTAGTAAATAATTATGCGTTTTGTATAATTTTTATTAAATCTGCTTTTTTCATTTTCTGTGCTGTTTCATTGTCTATTAAATTTCTTGTAACAGCTATTGTTTTTAAATCATCCACTTTCATTTTTGAATAATTTTTCTTAGTAACTCCACTATCAACTAGACTACTAGTAACATCAGTTTCTTGAACAGGAATTTCTATAGTATTTAAATTAATAATTTTCGAATTAGTGTTTAAATCTATATTAAATGTGTCTAAATTTACTGGCAAATTTTTAATAAATGTTTCGTCATCATTATTTGAAAAGTAAGGTTTATTTAAATCAATCTCTTCAAAATCTCCTAAATCTTTTAGATTTTTTTCAAAGTCTATTTTACTTAACGTTAATAGTTTTTCTAAAACTGCTTCTTTAACATTTTCTTCTTTAGTCTCACAATCTTTTTCATTTGCTTCATCGTTTGCTTCTCTTACATCTTCATCGTTTGCTTCTCTTACATCTTCATCGTTTGCTTCGTCATCATCGTCTTCATCATCGTCTTCATCATCGTCTTCGTCATCATCTTCGTCATCGTCTTCATCGTCTTCGTCATCATCATCATCATCGTCATCATCATCGTCATCATCATCATCATCATCATCATCATCATCATCATCATCATCTGCTTTACTTACACGCGAATTTATATTTTCAACATTATTTACTATATATTCATTTTCAGAATACTCATCTTCGGATACATATATTTTATCGCCTAAATTAATCTTTTTTATTTGCTTAGTCTCTTCATTTTCAAATTTATTTTTACTAATTAACGAATTAATACTTTGCATTTGAATATTGTAATTTAAAATAAAACTTTGCAATATTTTTCCGTGCTCAATTACGCTGCGCTCTAATAAATTAATTCTACGGTAGCTATATAACATCATTGAACCGCATACTATTAATATAATACCAAATGTTAGTAAAAAACTAGAACCTATTAATTTAAATAAGATTGACATTATTATTAATGTTTAACTATATTATTTTAAGTATTGTTTAACGAATTATTATTATTTATTATTTATTTGTTATTTTATTTGTTATTTTATTTGTTATTTTATTTCATATTTGTTATAATAGTATCGGGATATTCTAAATCTTTTAGAACTTTTAATGCCCCTTTAACCTTAGAAATACCCTTTTTAATTTTATAGGTATACTCAAAGTCGTCTCCGCTTGAATTTGTCTTAACATTCATGTAAAAATTATTGTTTTGCTTAGTTAATTTTTTGCATAATTTATTATAATGCGTAGTTAACATATAATCAATATTTTTCAATTTATTTAAATGATTTAAGTATCCATATGCACTAGTTATTGCTTCATCTGGATTAGTTCCACTATAAAGCTCGTCAAATACGCAAAAATGATTTTTGTCTTTATTATTCTCAATAAGTTGTAATATATTTTTACATTGTCGCGCCTCTGCTTGATATAAACTGTCACGTCCTCCTGTGTCTGGAATGTTAATATAACAATGAATATAATCATATACTTTAATTGAAGCGCTGTCAAAAAAACCACAACCTATTTGTTGGCATAATAATATGTTAAATAATGTAGATTTTAATAGTGTTGTTTTTCCAGAGGCATTTGGTCCCGTAATGATAATATTTTTATCTAACTTATACGAATTCTTCACGATCTTAAGCTTAGGCTTTTCTACAGTTTCAATACTATTTAAATTAGCAAAATAAGCATTGTCAAAGTTAGTAGGCTTATTATTATTATAAGTGCAATAGTTCATAACTTTATTATTAATATAATTTTGTAGCGTTTCAATGTTTTTAACATAACCATTAAATCCAAAAGAGAAATATAAGCTTCCAATAAAACTGTCATTTCTATTTAAATAATAAAAGCATTTCATTAATTGACCAAGTTCAATAAATTTGTTCATATTTAAAGAATAAGGAGTTAATTTACTTAATTCACGTAAATAAGATTTAAAAATAGCGATGTTTTTTGTAATGCGCTCATTAAATAATTTATAATGGAGTAAATCTTTTGTAAAACTCAAAAAATGTTCGTAGCTCTTCAAAGTATCCATAATATATAATTTTACATCTTGCAATGTATTGTGCATATATTTAATATTACGGAAATATTTAATACACCCATTTATGTTCAAATACAATTGAAAAACATAAAATCCAAAACTAAAAAATATATATATTTTATTTGTTAAATTAGTTTCACTTAGCGAACTAAATAGCTTACCTATAATATGATTAGAAAAAACGGTCTTTAAGTGATTAAAATATAACTTTAATGTAATTTTATGTCCTTGTAATTTGATTATAAAAAATGGTAATAGCATAAATAGGATTGGAATTGCTAAACTTATAATAGGTGTTGAGAGATTATAAATGCTTAGCGCTTGCAACACAAGACTGTTATTATTAAATTTATGTAATATTGGCATATCAATATATTGATAATTACTTGTAAATCCATTATCATATATAATTTGCTCACAATTGTTGTAAAATGTGGTGTTTTTGCATATTGTTGGAGTTGGAGTTAGGTCAAAGTCGTCTTTTTTCAATGGACTATAATTTTTAATCAAGTCTTGAGTTTCTGATAAAAATTCTTTATTATTTGTATAGTATTTACTCCACTTATTAATAATATTTTTCTCAAAAATAGTTTTAGGATCAAAAACGTGATAATATAAATTATAGTTTGCATCATTTGCATTAGAAATATCTAATAAATTAATCACATTAGTCGCATCATTCACATCACTAGAGTAACTAGGATTAGCTACCGGATTAACCTTTACTAATTCTAAATCATTAATAATATTGTTATTAATGACAAATAATGAATTTGTGTCTAAATATTCTATAGGTAACTTAAAAGCGTCACTATATTTATCTTTAGTGTTATATTCGCCTTTGTCATAATAACTTATTAAGGTTCTAATTAGTTCCATAATATATTTATAAAGAGTAAATACTTTATAAATATTAATATAACGAAAATAATTAAAAGAA